GACAGATTCAAGAATTGTGATAATTGTTCACGCTTTTGCATGGTACGCGGTAAGGTTCCTAATTGCATGGAAGCCCTGCCAAAACAAACCGCCATTGATCGGTTGCGTGAAAGAAACGCGTTAGCAACTGACTATGCATTCGAGTATGGGCATGTCGAACTAATTGAGAGCGCCATCCTGGAATTGGCCGATCAAATCAAAGCCATGGGAGGCCGGGGATGAGCAAGCATGATACTTGCGTTGGCTGTGTGTACCATCTTGATTACGTCAACCGTTGTGATAATGGAGCAACGTGTATGCAGTACGAATTATACACCCAAGATCACGCAGCCATTGTGGTCGAGTTGCTTGATTATATCGACCGCAATTGTATCATAACAAAAGCCGGTGGAAATCGAATTGACGAACTCAGGCGGGAATATGGAGAAAAAGAATGAAGCCAACACTGGAACAGATCAATGCAGTTTGTTTAGCAAACACCTATATGATGCACGATGCCCATGTTTTAAGGCTGGCCCAAGCCATCCTGAACATGTGGCCGGATGATGCCGTGGTAGAAGGCATGTCTGATGAATTAAGCCATCTACGTGACATAAACCAATCCCAAGCCGAGCGCATCAAGGAACTGGAAGGATTATTAAAAACTGAACGTGATCAGGCAAATGGTTTTGAAAAGCTTTATAACGCATCAGAAGCAACACGACAACCCGCTATTGACATGGCTGTAGGACGTGCAATACATAGGAATTCGATTGAACTTAAAGAAACCATCGACACCCTGACCGCCCAGCGCGTAATAGCCTTACAAGCACTACGCGACATCGCCGACATGACAAACGACATACAAGAAACTGGAATTATAAGCCGCGAAGCCATCGCAATCCTGGAGGGTAAAGAATGAAATTTAATGTTGGTGATAGAGTTGTGGCAATCGGGTCATGTGAAGAATTAGGAGCCGGGACAGTAACCTATGTAAATGATGGTGGAATACCTTATAGGGTTCTTTTTGACAGGCTGTATAGAAATGAAAAATGGGAGTCTTGGATGGGTAGTGATGACCTGAGACTTGAGAGTAACGCCCGCCCCGCCAAGCCGCTGACCCTGCCAGATCAGCAAGAGCTGGTGGAGGCGTTGCAAACAATCGTTGATGGCAATTGCGGCTGGCAATGTCAGCGAATTGCACAAGCCGCCCTTGCCAAATTTGGAGGATGAAGATGAAAAGCGGCAAGATGCTACTTTCGATCCTGAAGGCAAGGCGAATAACCCAGACGGAAGCTTATTGCAGATTAGGAAAATCCCAGTCTGCTTTTGCAAGCTGGATCAAATGCCGGTCGATCATTCCTTACAAGGAAGTGAAGAACATCCGGGACACTTTCGGGCTTGGCCAAGTCGATTATTTGAACCTGCTCAGCGCAGTACAAAAAGACGTGATAGAAAGATGGGAGGGAGAAGAAGGTTAATGGTTATAACACAATCCGACTAAACTAAATCCATAACACGTTATACCGTTAATCATGGCTGTTACGGATGCACTACGAGTAAGAGACGACTGGTCAGAAATCCAGATGAGACACGCAAACGGCGAGAGCTTAAACAGCCTCGCCCGTTATTGCAAAGTGTACCCTATGCAACTGCAGCGAGCATTGTGCGGAGCAAGCCCCAGGCGACTGGCCGAAGCCAAAGAGAAAATAACCAGACAACGAAAGCAGAAGGTTGAACCGGTTGAGAAGCCGGGGAAAGTAACCGAATCAATGCCGGTGACGCGGATTGAGCGCGAAGCCCAGGAATTCAGTGTTGAAAACTCCCTGAACACCATGCAGGAAATCCAGGCTGCTTTGCAGGGAATGGCCGAGACATACGAGACATCAATGCCATCGGTGGCCGTGTCAGCCTATACCGCCGCACTGAACGCAGGCGCCAAGGTGCTGCAGGCTGCCGTCGAGTACCAGGTCCACGCCGAGAAGGACATCCACAACCACCCAGGATTCAACCGGATGCTATCGAGCATTATGCTGGCCCTTGAACCGTTCCCCGAAGCAATGGAAGCCGTCAAGAGAACGGTTGAGGCTACAGCGTGAGACTGGACGGACCGGCTTGGAAAGCACTTGGTTATGCCCTGGATCCGGCCCGGCATTTTGAGGTATTGAACCACAACCCAGACGCCTGGCAAGCGGACGTGCTCAAGAGGAAGAACCCGAGACGAAACACAATTTGTTGCACCAGCCGCCAGGTGGGAAAATCAACGGTTATCAGCGTCAAGGCAGCCAATCGGGTTTGTTACACCCCGGACGCACTGGTAATAGTTACCGCACCGGTTGAACGCCAGGCGAAAGAACTCTACCGAAAGATTAAGCATTGCATTGAACGGACACCCGGAGCGCCGGCAATCGTGACAAAGAACGCGGTTGAAATGGAAATGCAGAACGGCAGCCGCGTGGTATGTCTCCCAGGTAAAGCCGAGAACCTTGCCGGATACTCAGCCCCGGACCTCGTAATCATCGACGAGGCTTGCTACGCGAAGGACAATCTATACAACACGGTTTCGCCCATGCTGGCAGTATCAGGCGGGGAAATGGTGCTGATCAGTACGCCATTCATACGCCAGGGTTTCTTTTTTGATATATGGACCGATCCGGAATCATCAATCAAATGGGACAAATACGAGATTTCAGCCCCGGAAGTATCGCGCATCAAGGCCGATTTCCTGGCCGAAGAACGCCGCAGACTCGGGGAATGGTGGTTCAATTCCCAGTATATGTGCAAATTCCAGGAAGCCCAGGACAGCTTGATCACGGACGACATGATCATGCGGGCATTCAGGAGCAGCGACTACGTGAGCTTGATCAGGACTGGCGACGATCCAATCTATACCAGCAAGAAATTCCGGGCACTGGTACCGGCTTAGGAGTCAAAATGTATTGTGTATTTGCCGACATCGGACAGGCCAAGGACTATCCGGCCCAAGGAATCATCCAGCACGTGGTTGACGGTAACGACCCGGAGACAGCCACAGACCTTTTTGTTTTGCGATGGATCGAGCGGATACCGCTTGGCACCGCATACCGGGACCAGGTGAAGAACTTCAAGAAGTTAATGGATCAAGAGGAAATGCACGGGGAAGTAATCAGCGCCATCGACGGCGGGGGAGTCGGCCGCGCCGTACTTGAACTATTCCACGACCAGGACGTACACCCCATGCCGATCACCTTCACGGCCGGCAGTACCGAAGGCCGGAACGATATTGGAATCACCGTACCAAAGACCAGTCTGGTACAAGGTTTCCTGATCAGCATGGAGACAGGCCGGTTTATCGTGGCCGAAGGTATGCCAGATGACACGGTGAGGAAGCTTCAAAAGGAAATGCGCGACCTGACCATCAAGGTAAATCCGCAGACCAAACACGCCACAATCGAGGCCGGACACGAAGAAACCCACGACGACATGATCATGGCGATATGCCTTGGCCTTCACTGGCTAAAGAAAAACGCAACTTTGGTAGAAGACCGATACATCGAGCAAAAAAATTACAAGCAATACAATGAATTGAACTATTGAATGTGATATAATCAATGGCGGGGGAAAGAGATGGAAACTTTCAAGATTTATAAGAAACGCATGTTAATCATGATCATCACCGCACTGGTATTTACCGGCATGTTTTCCGCCGGCCTGTTCCGGTTTTTCCCCACTTATGCCCATGAGCTCGGCCATTGTATTTTCGGTGGTGGCGGCATTGTCGGATCGGTCGAACTGGACGGCAGCCAAGGATATGCATCGTCGCTGGATCTATTTGGACAGACCGCAACTAAAGCCGGCGGAGTACTTGGGGCAATACTCGTCGCATCATTATTCTTTTTATTGCGTCAAGGTTTCTGGAAAGGGTTTGGCCTTGCGATTATTCTTTATACGATAATCCGTGCAGGATCGAGGAATATTGATACAAGATGGGGAGATTACTCATACCCAGGAGTTGCCGAGTTTGTTGCTGCCGGCCTACCGGTAATGATCATTTTATCCATGGTTATTTTTGCCGTCGGAATATGGCTGAACATCAAAAGCGAAAAGAAGATGAAAGCAGCAGGAAAAAAGACATTGAGCCAAAAAATAGCGGAGCACAACGCGAAGAAACAAAAAAAAGCAACTGCCGAAATTATGGAATACGCGAAAATGTATTGATTGCAGAATCCGACTAAATAAAAAAATTTCACCATGAAATAATGCTCCCAACGCAAGGGAGCTTTTTTATGGCTAAAAATTGGTTAAGTAATTGGTTAAGTAACGGATCGGCCTATGATGACGCTCAATATAATACCCCAGACAGCAAGCTGAAAAGGTTTCTCAGTGGCGAAGGTGGTGGCGCACCAGACCCCAGGATGAAAGGCAAAGACAGCGACACCCTCAAGAAGCCTGGCACAGTTCCCAACGCTAACATGAAAGTCGCCCAGAAGGTGGCAGGAGCAATATCATCCGCCGGGTTTGATGCACTTGATCCAAAGGCCCAGCAGGCCAAGCTGCGCGAATTCCTCAAATCTTCATCCGGCAAAGGTTACATGTTTAGTGTGGACAGCCCAACCGGACAGGCTGCTATCCAGCATGCCGCCGAGCTGGCCAAATCCAAAAGCGTTTCCAGCGCCGTTTCCCCTGGCGCCGTGTCCAAGAACTGGCTGGCATAATGGACAAGAAAGAACTGGTCAAAATCGTTAATCGCCAATGGGCTGAACTCAAAGAAACCCACGACAAGTGGAAACCTGAATGGCAGGACGTGATCGACTTTGTGGCCCGTAAAAATATCGACTTGAACCAGACCAAGAAGCAGGGCGACAAGCCCCGCGCCTTGCCTCAGATATACGACACCACCGCCCTGGAATCGGCCAAAATGACCCGGTACGGGATGCAGGGTTACACATGCAATCAATCGCTTACTTGGATGAAATTCAAGACCGAGCGAGAGGAAATCATGGACCTTAACGGGATGCGGAAATGGCTTGGGGAATGTGAAACCCATATCTATTCCGTACTGGCCAAGTCGAACTTTTACGAAGCCATCGGCGAAACCATTTTTGACTCCAACACCTTGGGAACGACGCTTTTTTACCCCGAAGAAAACGAGGAATTGAGCGGAGTTACTTTCATCGTCAAGGACGTTTCGGAATTCGTTATCGACGAGAACCGCAAGGGAGAAATTGATACCGTCCTGCGGAAATTCACCGTCAAGCTTTACCGTGCCGTTGATCAATTCGACCTGCCGGAAGAACTGGTCAGAACGGTTGACAACAACCCAAGCCGGGAAATCGTTTTCATTCATGCCGTGTTTCCGTCGGCCAGCCGCGATTACGCCAAAGTTGGCCTGGATACAAAGTGGAAATTTTCATCCGTCTACATCATGGAAGGCAATTCTGAATGGTGCAAAGTCGGAGGATACAACTCAAACCCCTACGCAGTCTGGCGATGGGAAAAGAGATCAGGAGACCCCTACGGGAAAAGCCCGGCCCTGGACTCTATCACGGACATCAAGATCATCAACCAGATGAGCAAGACCATGTTGCGTGGTGCTCACAAGTCGGTTGATCCAGCCTATGCAGTAATCGGAAAGTCTCGTGTCCCTGACCTGAACCCAGGCCGGGAAGTACGAGTTACCAGCCGGGATGAGGTTCCCGTACTGATCAATTCCACTGGACCTGGCTATCAACTGGCCGTCGATCAGTTTAACCGCGTGGCCGACCGCATCAGGAAGCAGTTTCATTCTGACCTCTTTTTGATGATGGAGCAGGCAGCCGGCAACAACATGACCGCCAGGGAAGTAATCGAGCGCCAGGGTGAAAAGGCTGCAGTACTTGGCGCCATTGTGTCGCGCATGACCAGCGAACTATTCGACCCAATCATCGACCGGGTTTGGGATATTGAAATGAACGCCAACCGGCTGCCCCAGATACCCATTGAATTGGCCCAAGCCCTTGCAGAAGCAGGCCAGGACGCATCCCGGATCAAGATTGACTATCAAGGCCCACTGGCCCAGGCCCAGAAGAAGTATCACCAGACCAATGGGATCCAGCAAATTCTTGGAACCATCATTCCTATGGTCCAGGTCCGGCCCGACATTCTGGACAATTTCGACCTTGATGGAATGTTGCGAACCCTGGCCGAATCGGATGGGGTGCAAGCTGACCTTGTGATCGACAAAGAAAAAGTCGAGATGGTCCGCAAGCAACGCGCCCAGATGCAGCAACAGCAGGCCCAGCAACAGCAGCAGATGATGCTTGCCGAACTCGCCGCCAAGACCGGGAAAGCCCCTGAACAGGGAAGCCCAGGCGACATGGTTATGCAAGCTTCAGGCGCAAAGAGGCCCGCATGATAACCGCAAGCACGATTAGCAAGTACAAAAACGTGTTTGGAACACCGGAAGGCCAGGAAGTATTGGCCGACCTGTTGACCGAGCTCAGTTTTTTTGACGCCGCCATTGAAACCGAGGCCCAGCGAATTGGAATCAATTTTGCTCACTTGGTTCTGGCAAAGCTTGGCGCATGGGACCAGAGGAACGCGGATGGATTCATCAGCGCGATCCTGGCCATGCCCGCATATCCCCAGGAGGATCAAGATGGATCAAACATCGAGTGAATCCAGTTCAACCACTGGAAATCAAACTGGTGCTGGCCAGTCTACCCAGCAAACCCAGGACCAGGCGCCAGGATGGGTGGCAGCCCTGCCGGACGAACTGAAAAGCAACGAAGTACTGAGGAAATTCGCCAAGCCGGGCGACTTTGCCAAGGAAGCTTTGAGCTGGAAAGAACGCGCCGAGAGGGGAGTTATCCGTCCCACTGACAAGTCTACGGCGGACGAGTTAGCAGCATATCGCAAGGCCATGGGAATCCCGGAATCATCCGACAAATACGAGTTTCCAGAAGAAATCGACGGAGTGAAAATGTCCCCGGAGCGGATTTCCGCTTTCCGTGAACTGGCTCACAAGGTCGGATTGTCAACGGAAGCCGCCCTGGCACTGGTCCAGATGGACGCCGCCCAGGTGAAAGCATCGGATGAAGCACGAGAGGCCGAACGGGCCAAGGCTATTGCTTTTGCGGAGGCTACTTTCCAGGAGGAATGGGGCCAGGATTTCGCCCGCAATAAAGAGCTGGCCATCCGTGGCTTGAACAGTCTCCCGGAAAAAGTCGCCACCAAATTGCGCGAAAGCGGAATGGCGGATGACCCAGATATTGTTCGCTACCTAATGGGAGTCGGAGCCAATGCTACCGAGGACACATTCAGGGATGGCAAACAATCCAATTCAGTACCCAAAACCCTGGCCGAAAGGCTGTACGGGAAATAACAAGGAGCAACAAAAATGGGCGCTATTACCCAAAGCACCAACTTGACCCTTTTGGATCGTGCAAAGCGCACCGATCCCGATGGTCGCGTATCCGCAATCGTTGAACTACTCAACCAGACCAACGAAGTACTGGACCAGATGCACTGGCTTGAAGCCAACGACGGCACTGGCCACAAAACCACTGTCCGTACCGGCCTGCCTGCCTCCACCTGGCGCATGCTCAATTATGGCGTGGCCCAGTCCAAATCCACCACGCTGCAGATCCGGGACACCACCGGCATGCTGGAAGCGTATTCCGAAGTGGACAAGAGCCTGGCCGACCTGAACGGCAATTCCAGCGAATTCCGCCTGTCCGAAGACAAGCCCTTCCTGGAATCCATGAACCAGGAATTCTTGAAAGCCTTGTTCCAGGACGCCACCATTGACCCAGTGAAGTTTGTTGGTTTCGGCCCTCGATTCAACAAGCTGTCCGGCGCCGAGTGTTCCCAGAACATCATCGGCGGTGGTGGTAGTTCCGCCAACACCAGTATTTGGCTGGTCGTCTGGGGTCCGAACACCGTGCACGGTATCTATCCCAAGGGTTCCGCCCAGGGTATTCAGCACCAGGACCTTGGCGAACAGACCATCATCGACGCCAACGGCGGCAAGTACCAGGGATACCGCACCCATTACAAGTGGGATTGTGGCCTGACTGTCCGCGACTGGCGCTATGTGGTCCGCATTCCCAACATCGCCACCGGCGCCTTGACCAAGGACGCTGCCACCGGTGCAAACCTCATCGACTTGATGACCCAGGCCCTGGAAACCGTCAAGGACACCACCAGCGGAACCCCGGTTTTCTATTGCAATCGGACCATCCGCAGTTTCCTGCGCCGCCAGATTGCAAACAAGGTTGCCGCCTCCACCCTGTCCATGGATGAAGTCGCCGGCCGCAAGGTTGTCAGCTTTGACGGTATCCCCGTCAACCGCGTTGACAGCATCACCAACAACGAAGCGACCATCGCTTAAAAAGGAGAACAAGATGCTTATTGATTCTTTGCTTCTTTTCACCGGTAAGAGTGGCCAGGGCCCTGCGAAGCAGACCATCCCGACGACCATCAACACCACCACCGGGTCCACGGATTATCTGGATTTCGGCAACGCCACCGCCAACCTGCGCAATTTCGGCATTGGTACCCCCATGTATTTGGTGGCCATCAACCGGTCAAGCGCCGACCTGGCCAGCGGTTCGATCCAGGTTGCCTTGCAGTCCGACACCGCCACCAACTTTGCCACCGCCCTGAAAACCCACACCATCAGCGCGGTCAAAGCCACCTGGAAAGTCGGTGAAGCGGTTGTCCTGCCGGTTCCCCTGGAAGACCTCAACCGGTATGTCCGCGCCGCTGCCATCAATGGTGCAACCGTACTTGGCGCCGCCATTGATTTGGTCATGTTCTTGACCAACAGCCCCCAGGCATGGGTTGACCTGCCCGACGGTATCTAAGTAAGTCGGCCGGCCCGCATGGGCTGGCCTTCTCTATCGAAAAAAGGAGAACCCGCATGGCCAAGACATTGCTGGATTTATACAACCTTGCGCTTGTCCGTGCGGGGAATCCACCCATCATCTCAACCGAAGAATCAAGCCGAGCGGCCGACGTATGCCGCCGGTTTTACCCCGAATCGCGGGATGAAGTATTGAGGATGTATGACTGGTCCAGCGCCATCCGCCGGATCCGGCCGGCTGCAGTGGCAGTTAGCGACCTTGACGATCACGAATACGCCTACCGCCTGCCCGTTGATTGCGTGAAACTGGTCAGTACCAAGCCGGAATCCAATTCGATCATCGAGGGAAATTTCATCTATTCCGACACCGCAGACATCATCATCCGATACGTGGCCAGAGTCGAAGACCCGAGCCAGTTCGATGACCTGTTGTTCAAGTGTATCACCCTGCGCCTGGCCGGGGAGCTTTGCGTCCACTTGGTCCAAAAACCGGCCCTGAATGAATTCATCCTGAAAGAATTGGCCACCATCCTTCCGTCAGCCATGAACGAATCCGGGATCGAAGCCAAGAAATCATCCGACCAGAACAAATTTTGGGACCAGGTATGATCACGACAAAATGGAACTTTGCAAGCGGAGTACTGAACGGACTAACCCCATACATGGCAGGCCAGCCAGGGTATGAAGCCAGTTTGGATGCATGCGAAAATATGCTGATCGACTTTCGCGGTTATCTCAAACAGCGCCCGGCAATCAAGCACCTGGCCTATGTTGACGACATAATCGACGCCACCAGCGTGGTTTCGGCCATGATACCCTATTCCTACCAGGCGGCAGGACTGAACATTCGCGGGATGATCGCTATTGTCCAGAACGCCGCAAAGACCGCCTGGAAGGCCGTCTGGTCCGATGGATCAACCTGGACCGCATCAGCTTCACAGTCCGGCGACGTGTCAGTGGTGGGAGTATCTTCCAACGCATCGTCAAACGCCATTGTGGTGCTTGTTGGTTCCACCTATTCACTGATCACCTACAACGGGACAACCGTTTCCGTCACCGTGCAGGCCATGACCGTGGGAACGCCAAAACGTGGCCTGATCACATTCCAAGGCCGCAACATCGCCATATCAGGCGACAAAACCATCATCGGGTCCAAGGTGGGGACACCTTACGACTGGACCACAGGGACTACCGCATCCGACGGATTCAGCATCACCCTGGACATGCAAGGCACCATCAAAAACCTTATGCCGTCGCCGAAAGGCGGGATCATCGTTTATTGCGACGACGCCCAGTGGTATCTTGTTCCAGGATCAAACGGACTTTTCGCGCCGGGGAGCATGGCTGCCCAGCGCCTGACCCTTTATGAAATCGACGGGGAAGCCCGCAGCACCGGGACTGACACCCTGTTCATGGCCAATTCAACGGTCAATAAATTCAACTATTCAAATGACCTCCAAGCCTACCGCGCCGGCCGGATCGCGCCGACCGTATCGGGCAAGTGGCTGGAAACTTTCGAGGCTGGCGGGAATTATTACGCCGCTATTTTCGACAAGACCGGAACGGAAAAGGAAATCACCATCCTGGAACTGGCAGAGCAGCCAAGAGCCACCAGCATAAGAACTGGCCAGGCTATTTCATCGTTCTGTCCAGGCGACGATGGACTGTTCATTGCGACCAAGTACGGTTTTGGATTCAGCCTGTGGTATGGATACACACCCATGCCGGTTGACTTTTACCAGACCCAGAGCGTGGCCGCAGGAGCCACCGGAAACGGGACTTTCACGGTCCGGCAATGCGCCACCGCTGCCGGGACATACTCGGCCCTTGCTTCATCCATCAGGGTATTCTATCGCAGCGCATTACACGGCTTGCGGAGCATTCCCCACACCTGGAACGATGGAACCAAAACCGTCACTTTCGACAAGGCCGCGATAATCAATGAATCAGCGGCCGTTGACGTTTATGTCGGGATTTCTTTTGACATGCTTGTCCGGACCCAGAGACTTGAACTCGCCGGCCAGCAGCCGGACGGAGGGATCACCTACACCATCGGGAAACTCAAAAACGCAACCGCCGTTATGGTGGTCAGTAATGCCGTGAGCCTCAAAGGTACTTTCACCAGTCCGACCCATGGAAATGTCCACGATTGCGACAAGCTACAGCCGGAAGGACTATCACCAGAATCAATCCACCAGGTTCACTTCACCATGGCCAGTCCTTTTGATTACGAAACCAAGGTGCAAATTGAAATGAACTCGGCAGACAACGCGGACCGGGAAGTGGTTTTGTATGGCCTGGAAATCACTTGGGATCATGCAATATGACCGGATACCGCCAGTACAAGCCAGAAGACTATGACCACTTCCAACACACCCGGCAGATCAAGAACATCGAGCAGATCAGCGGCCAGGCGCCGTTCCAATTCCAGGAGACAACATGGACGGTCATCATCAATGACAAACCGGTGGTATTGTGCGGGATTGCCGAGACTGATTTAGGCACCGAATTATGGGCAATTGTCGGGGATCAAGTACCGTATTCAGCCATGAAAATCATGCGCCGGATGCTTAAGCATTGCGTTGAATTGTACGAGATAAAACGACTTTACGCCCGCATTGAGTACGACATTTACAAACGATACCGTTTCGCCAAGTGGTTTGGATTTACTTATAAAAACGATGATGATAACGGCGTTATAATGGAGGCCAACTATGGGTGAATCAGCGGCAACAAAATCAGCAAAAGACGCAGCCAGAAAACAAAACGAAGTTGATAAGAAGGCAGCAGGACTTCAGGCTACCATTGCTTCAAATAACCTCACCCAACAAACCGAGCAACTTGTTAACCAAAACAAGGATACCCAGTTAAAGATTAACCAGACTGAAAAGCAACGCCAGGCCCAAGCCGGCTTGATGACCGCTGGCGCCGCAGCATCAGGACTACAGATGACCGGAAGCGTGGCCGACGTGGCCGCAGACGTGAACAGCCAATTCCTGGATCAAAAAGATTCACTCCAAAGAGCTTTTGACCTGACAGCTCAATACACGTCAGAAGATTATTTGACCAAACAAAAAGACTTGATCCAGCAGGGACTTGACCTCCAATTGGCATCGGCTGACATCAATTTGCAGAACGCGGAAGCGAATATAGCTAAGCAGGCCAGTGCACAGAATCAACAGTTCTGGACTACTTTTGGGTCAATTGCCGGCGGAATAATTGGTGGAGTTGCACTTGGCCCACTTGGTGCAAGCATCGGAGCGTCTATCGGTGGCGGAGTATTTGGAATGGGCACTAACTATTAAAGGAAAACAACATGCCAGGAATAGGTGAAGACTTTTTATTGAGCGCACTCAGCCGGAATTCAGCGGCACTTGGGAACAGGGCAGACACCTTTTTGTCGATTGCCAACCAAGAAGCACAGCAGAAGAACGCCGCTTTCCGACAACTGGGGAGCGGTGTCGTTGACCTTGTTACGTATATTTCCGAAGAAGACAAAAAGCAAAAAGCCAAGGCCGACGAAATCGCACTGACTGACATCAAGCTCAAGATGGAACGCGACCAGCAGGACATTTTGGCCGGAATGCAGCAGAGAGGATATGACCCGGCCGACCCGTTCACGGTCGAAACCGCCAGAAAGTACCGGGACCAGACATATTCCACATACGAGGCGAACAATCCGAACCTTTCAGAAGACGCCAAGGCCCGGCTTAAAATCTGGTGGACCAGCCAGGATACTGGTTTCGTCGGAGCCACCCAGGAGATCAACGGAGCCAAGCAACTGAACTATGAAAATAATCAGGCGATAAAAGCGGCCTACGAATACGCCCAAAAGGGAGACTTGGCCCAGGCGGACGAGGCTATCAACAAATCACGGCTTGATAATGCCCAGCGAAAGCAGGCAAAAGACCAGCTTGGCGCAGTATATGGCGCGACGGCATTGACCAACATTTACACCGAATTGCAGATGACCCCGGCCGAAGTTGACGCCTTCCTGTTCAACAAGCGATTGCCACTGGCAAACCTTCAAAGAATCGCCGGAACCGACATGCAAAAAATGGTTGATTACCAGGTAAAGGCTGAAATGCTTGCGAACACCACCGAGCAACTACGCCCCGGAACCCTTGATGAAGTCGCCAAAAAGTACACCAGCGCATACGCCGCAACCAAGAAAGAGCACGAAGAAAAGATCATCGAGTTTGGAACCAATACCCAGGCCGGATTGTCCGAACTCAAAGCCAAGCAGAAAGGTTTTATATCGGTGGCCCAGGTCATGGCTCAAAAGCAAGGACTTGTCGAACCGGACATGATCGACGACGGGAAGCGGTTCAATACATGGCTCAACATTGCCATTAATTGCGAGGCCGACGCATTAAAACCCAAGGATGAAAAACTCACCGACCAGCAAAATAAAAATGGAATGAATAAGTTTCTCGGTTGGCTTTATGGTACTCCCGGTGTCACGTCTGAACTGGCTATCAAAGAAGCCTCAAAGTACTACAAGGCCGGAGAATTCGACGCCATAACCCAAGGCAAAATGCTGGACGAGATCAAGAGCTACAAGGGAGACGACTTCCTCACCGGAGTATCATCGAGCATCAAGTCTGGTGAAAAATCCTTGAAGAATCCAAATGGATGGGATGAAGCCGAAAGCGGAAGAATGATTGTCGCGTTGAAACTTGAATACGATAAACTCATCAAAGATGGAGTATCAGGCGCAGAACTTGAAACTAAAATAACCGCGTTGAAAGATAAATATATAAAACTAAAACGTGCCGATTGGGTAGGTGCAGAACAATCAGCGGCAGGAAACAAAGTCGGGGAACTTGTTGCGAATCTAAAGCAGATGAAAAGCTTTGAACGTGCAGCATATTTGGTCAAAAACCCTGTTCTGATCGAGCAGATCAAGGCTGCCGAGTCTTTTGCCGGCATTGCCCTTAATACTCCATCCGGGCAGATAAACTCGCGCAACCTGGAACAGATACTGTTACCGGAAATGAACAACCTTTTTCCAAACCTGTTCCCGGAGACTTTCACGACTTCACAAAAGTGGAACACCAGCACCGCCGGTGGAGTGAAGCGATTCTATACCACCGTTCCAGCCGGGACAAAGTACGCCGACAGCCAGAACCGGGTTTGGCTCAAACCAGCAGTGATCAATGATCGGGTGACTTTCATGGTCCAGGATCCGGCTATCAATGGAGACAAGGGACTTGTCCAGATTGATGGTATCACCGAGTGGAGAAAGAAACGCCAGCCGGCCCAAAGCATCCGCCAAGCCAAGCAAATGTAAGGAATCAACATGGAACCGACAACGCCCAACGCATGGATGAATGAACCTGATCAGCCCGAGGCCATGACCATCGAGCAACCCAACGCATGGATGCTGCAGGCCGACGAGGAACAGAAGGCCAGGGACCGCGACCTGGCAGCAACCATATCCAGAGCGTATGAGAAAACCCCGGAACTACTCGACACCCCGGAGGTCCGCGAAAAGATGGACACGGCCCGCATGTTGGCTGAACACTTCAAGGCGGATCCAACTTTCGTATTCAACAACCTGGACAGCTTCAAGCAGCAGTACGCCGAACAGAGCGACAAGGCGAAGAACAAAGGCGACTCAAAGGCAATCACCGATGACTTCGAGGTGGGCAATCTTTACGTCAAGAAATCCCAGATAGACTTCAGGATCAAGAACTTGATGGACATGCTGGCTTTCAATCCTGAAAAACCAAATGCAATTTATGGTATCACCCAGGAAGAAAAAGACTACTGGCCCGAGCAGAAGAAAATCCTTGAAGCCAAGCTGGCCGAAGCCAAGAAAGAACGCGAAGAAGTTGTCGGGAGAATCCCGTTATACCAGGATGACCGGACGCGGGACTGGTTCACGGAAGCCCGAAAGACCGTGCTCAGGAGCGCCCCAGGACTTGGCGACATGGCGGTCAAAGCAACCATCGGAGCAGCCGCAACCATGGCCACCGGTGGCGCTGCCGCACTATCACTTGGAACAAGCCTGGCTTTTGCAGGAATCGGCGCCACCACAGGAATGGTATATTCCAATGCCGAACAAGTCGGAGGCGATATTTACGGCCAGTTGGTTGACGCAGGCTCCAGCCATGAAGTGGCCAGCCAGACCGCAAACATGGGGATTTTTATCACCTCACCGCTTGCCCCTGCTCAATTGAACGTGGCCACCAAAGTGGTCGATGGGCCATTATCTGGACTGGTATCCCAAGCCATCATCAAATCGCTTGGCGAGACTTCCAAGCAACTGGCCAGCAAGCGCACCGCTGGAGCCATCGCCGCAAAGATCGCCGTTGATTATTCCGGCCGCGTCGCAGGACAGGAGATACTTGCCGCCACCCAGTCTATTGTGACCGACCTATCATTCAACTTTGGCGCCAACCTGGAAAATGAGCTGACAAACGCCGGCATTGAACCCAGGCAGATCCAGGAAGTGGTCGAACGCGCAAAGCAGGCTATGGCCGATTCACTTATTACCATGGCCATGATCGAAGGTGTCCCAGCGGTCCGCATGGGATTGAAAGCCAAGAAAGACCTGACCGGAGCCAGCAACAAGATCCAGGCCATCATGGAGAACGCGCCACAGACTGACCCGGCTTTGATGAAGGCCGTCACCCTGGACATTGCCACCGGGAATCCCGAGGCCCGCGCCCAGGAATTCCAGGCCCGGCAGGCCGACGAAACCACCCGGTCCAAAGTCGTGACCACCGATGGACAGACCATGCAAGTCTACCACGCAGGAGCCGAGGCGGATGGATCAATTCACTTCTTTGAGAACCCGGAAGCAGCCGCAGAGCGCGCCGACTCGGGAAACTGGTCAATCCGGTCGGACGAGCTTGTCCGCGCCGTCCAGGAGCGATATGGAAGGCCATCCGCCGAATACATCCAGGGATTGATCGACGGGAAACGAAACTTGACCGCCAAAGTCGAAGCAGACATCCCCGAGGCCACCAGGTTGAAGATTGAGGAAGTTGCCCAGTACGTTGACGGGATCAAGAAAATCCCCGAGCTTGTTCACGATACCATCCAGGAACTTGGAATCAAAGCGCCTGAAACTCACATCCTGCCAGCCCAGATCGACGCCCAGAGCGTCATCAGAACCATGGACCGGTCCCAGGTTCCCGAACTGCTCAAAGACTATGAAGCGGTCATCCTGGACGGCCCGGACGGGGCAGAGGTTATTTTGAAGGACCCGGCCCTGGCCATCGTTGACTCCCCACTGGCCGTGAAGAATTGGAGAATACCCAAGGAAAACGGCCGCATTATCAGCGAGGACAGCGGAACCGCCTATCATGCGCTTGACCCGAACACCAAGGAAAAGATTGCCACCATCGGATATGACCGCATGGGCGACATCGCAGTCATCCGCGACGTGCCGGACAATCCCCGCCTGGCCCATGAACTGATTCAGGACTTCAAGGCGAAGAATGAGAAAATCATCCTGGACCTACCACCGGACACCCGCGACGCCCTGGCCCGGCAGAACCCTGAACGCCGAGCAATCGCCGCCGAAGTGAACAAGCTCACCGCCGAGCAGAGAGCAATGGAAAATGCTTTTGACGCTGACCTGGAAGCCGCCAGCGCAGCCGATAAGGCCCAAGTGATAGATTCATACGGAGCTAAGG